GTTGTAGCACCATCAACATCAAGAGTATTATTAAGAGTTGTAGCACCATCAACATCAAGAGTATTATTAAGAGTTGTAGCACCATCAACATCAAGAGTATTATTAAGAGTTGTAGCGCCATCAACATTTAAAGTATTAGTAATATTTACAGTTCCATTGACATCTAAACTATATGAGGGATTTGAATTATTGATGCCAACATTAGAATTTCTATAAATTGACGTGCTTCCTGTCACATAATCCCAATAATCAGTTACTGTAACATCAGCAATATTTGGATTAGACGGATTTGTTGTCGCTTGTACAGGATCAGTTGCAAGTCCAAGTCCTCTTCCAGTTTTTAAATTAATTCCCCGATATGAACTTGGTCCAACTAACACACCTTCATTATAGACAAATATACCCTCAGTGAATGAGGGTTCAAATTCAGTCCATTTAATCCCTTCAGCATCTTTAGTTAAGAATGCCCCAATTACTCCTGGACTATTTGTAGCATCGTAAATTTCGGAATCAATTTTTACACTTCCGGCAACATCCAGTTTTTGTTGTGGTATTGTACTTCCTAATCCTACATTTCCAGATATTGCATCTGCCCTTAATGTTGTTCCACCAACACCAACATCAAATAATTGCGATACTGTTAATGTACCTACATTTAAATTTCCATTAATAGAGACATTTTGATTAAAAATTGCAGGTCCATTGAATATTGATGTTCCATCAACTTGTATATCTCCAAATTTTTCTAATTTATTTGATTCAAATTCATAATGCAAAGTTCCATAAACGTAAATGTCCTTATAGAACTTTACTTCCTCATTAAAAAAAGTTTCTTGACTGAAATATTGATTGTTACTCATAGGACAGAATCAATTACAGTGTTTACAACATTACCAACAATTCCACTTACAGCATTTGTAATAAAGTCAGCACCGACAAAACTTCCAGAAAAAATTCTTGATGTAAAATCAAGACCAAGTAAAGATGGTATATTTCCACTGGTTCCCTTTATATCTACTCTCTGACCATCAATCATAATGCGACCAGCACCACTTTTCATTGTAATGTTTCGTCCTGCTTTAAAATGAATATCTTCTTCTGCTTCAATCATAATGTTCGTAGCATACAAACGAACCATTCCGTTTGCTGAAATAGAAACATTACCATTGTTTCCAATAATAACTACGTCTTCTCTTCCTTCTGGATTTTTAGAACCACCAGAAATCTGAATTGTTTGGTCATTATAAATGGAAAACAATCCACCACTACTCAAACTAATTGAAGATTGATTGTCTCCAGTATCAGTAACTCCATAAATCTTATAGACATCAGTTCCACTCAAACCCATTTGAGGATTCGCAGTATCAATTCTAAAGTTAGGATTAAAACTTATGAGTTGTCTTTTGTAAATGTTTTTATTTCTTTCTGCCATTTTATATCGGACAATCTATAGAGGTTTGAACTTCTTGACTAAAGAGATTTGCTGAATTTGGAGAATTTGGATGTGCATCTGGAGAAGCAGGAATTACACCATCACCTTTGAATGCTCCCACAACTGGACGTAGAATTGCACCAAATCCAGTATCTGATGTCACGGTCAATATAGGAAGACTGTCAACAATATTATTTAGAGGTGTGACTTGAGAGATACGTCCTTCTATAATCTGATAATCATATTCATTTCCAAAATTATCAGTAATAATAGCATCCTCATATCCACTTCCACCCTCTTCAACTAATACTCTAAGAACAGAAAACTCTGCAAGGTTTCCAACAGAGTAATTTTCACCCTCAGAAACCATATAGATTGATTCAACTTCACCATTTTGATTAATCAGTGCTCTTGCTACAGCACCATATCCTTGATCAGCATCATCAATAATTTCTACAAAAGGAGAATAAGCGTAACCCGATCCAGGATTTGTGAGTTGTAAACCAATAATACTTGCGGTCACATTTCCATCCGGGTTTGTAACAAGATTTCCAAAGATTGGAATTGCTGATGCTCCAGAACCACGACCACCAAAAATAGTAACCGTTGGGGGACTTGCGAATTGTAATGCCCCAGTAAAACATTGTTGAACTGAAGCAATATCTACTCCAGAACTAATGATATTTGTAATATCTTTAATGTTTCCGTAAGTATTGACAAGTGAAGATGCAACTGATGAAACAGATCCTGATGGTCCACCACCTACAGTCCATTCATTTACAAGACCCTTATAATTGTCTAAACTTTGATTACAAGCAAATCCAGCACCAAACTCTGATAAAGCACCAATTCCCTCACGAAGTAAATTACCAACATTAAAATCAGAGAAGAATTGTAGTAATTTTGCAACTCCTGCTAATGGACTTTCAAAAAGTGTTTCAAGAACTCCAATGATTGAATTGAGAAGTGTTCCTGCAAATTGGTCAGCAGCACAACTTACAAAGCGTTCCACATTATTGACTGTTGAATTAAGAATATCAAAAACTAAACTCTTCATACTTTCAATCGCAGCACCAGCAATACAACCAAATGCTTCTTCCAGTGCTTTGACTGGTAATACCATTGCTTCTTGTGCTGCAACTCCTGCAAGGTGTGCTGCAATAGGATTTCCAGTTGCTGCTAATACCTGAGCAAAAACCAACTTATAAAGTAAATCTAGACCTTGCTTGAGTAGATTAATTAATTGATTAATCAAAAAGTTGAACATTCCACCAATAAGATCATTACATAAGGTTACAATTCTGTCCGCTGCTTCACGTATTGTTTGTGCTATTCTTTCTATATTTCCTTGAAGATTTTTTAATTTACGGAGAAGATTCTTGACAATTGACTTAATCTTATCAATTCTTGTATTTTTAACCGTATTCGCTAATGGAATCTGATTTCCAATCGCAAAGTTTTCTGAAAAAACTTTATAACCAACTCTTTGAGATATTGCTGCTGCTTGGTCTTCAGTTACACTTGCCGGAGATGGATTGGAATTCTCTTTACTTTCATTTGATTGATTTGGAGTAACTTTTGCCTTTTCTACTTTACTTGAATACCCAGTAAAAGGAACAAATGGTGATTGGTAAGTTTTTGAAGGAACAGAGTCTGTTCTACCAAATGTTGCTAAAATGACTGGGATTTGAGCATTATCACCATCCAAAAAGAATCCAAGAACAGTATCTCCAGGTTGTAATTGAACTCCAGTGGCAACGTTTGCTGCACCACTTCCTGCGGTAGTTGGAATTAAACACTGTGCCCAAGGCAGGTCTTTATTAGGAAGTTCTGCTTCACTATAAGGATGATATCCAATAATACGAACTTTGAATCTATTACCCCACCCCTTTCCATCAACTTGCCCTTCCATAGCAGAGATAGGAGGAATCTGACCAATCCACCAACGGAATCCATCTCTACCAATAAAATTACTTTTAAGAAGTGATTCGTCTATCATTTACTATGCCTTCTTGTTAATTCCAAAAGTGTCTCTTACCAATTTCATTGAAGTATATGAACGATTCGCATCAAAATGATGACACAATTCCTTAATCATATATAGACCACTCGTTTCGGTGTCATATTCTTTCGCATCTGATTGTGTAATCTTCGGAAACTGGCACTCAATAATATCCCCAGCTCTTAGATTAGTATTCGAAGGAACAATAATACTTAAAGTTTGAGTAAATAGAATATTATATCTCATTAAAGACTGAGATTGATATTGTGTTTGGTCTGAATTAATTTCTGTCGAAACTCCAGGATCCATCGTTCCAATATCATAAACTGCTGTAATAATTCGAGTTGGAACATCTCCGAGTGTTAAATCAGACCCATCAGACAAAGGTGGAAGTTTAATTTGACTTCCAAGATTGTTTGTTTTTCCAGCATAATTTTCAAGTTTAAATAATCCATCTTCAGGTTTAGAGAATGAAAAATCAAGTGGATTGAAAAACATTCGATGACTTGCGTAAGTTCCAAGTTTGAGTTTTTCAATCAGATTTTGATTCTTTTCTACATAATAATTCAGAATATTGAAATCATTATTGATTTTGTTATTACTGTCATCATATGCCTGATTGACTTGATTGTAAGTATAAACAACCCGATTGTTATTTACATCTGTTCGGGGAGGCTGTTCAATTAATCCATCAACAGAACGGAATTGAAATCCATCTTGAGTTTGATAGAATAAGAATCCAGCAGTTGCACTTCCTGATGATTGGGGAACTGCTTTTGATGCTAACCAAACAAGAATTGTAAATGGTTTTCTTAAATTTCCAATAAATCCATATTTGTTTGATGTCTTTTCGATGGTCCCAATTTTTGTAGTTCTTAGATAACTTGTTAGAATATTTTCTACAGAATCACTAATTGGTGTATTGACCTTGAATTTTTTACCAACTCTTGCAGTTTCATTTGTAATCGCTTCTCTAGATACTAAATGAAGTGTAAAACTTTCTTGATTTGTTTCGGAAATAACATCAGTAATACTTGAAACATACAAGTAATCTGCCACTCTTTTTGTAAAATCAAGTCCAGGATTTGTTGATGAGTTTCCTGCGATTTTCATTGAAACTCTTTCACCACCTCTTAGAGGAAGACCATTGTAAATTGATTGTTTTCCGGTTCCACCTTCTGCGACAATTGTGTTTCCTGTGTTAATAATTTTGATTTTTGCTGTGATAGTAGGAGAAAAAATATCCTCATAGTAATCAATCGAAATCGCACCTGTTGAAATATCAATCGTTCGACTACGATCGCTAGATTCTAAAACTAATTCTTCATATATGGACTTTTGAATTGACATTATAGATACGCTAAATCTAGAAGAAGTTTGTTCTTGATAAAGTTATTTAACAGTTGAAAATCACTGATTGCTGAAGGTCCCATATCTCCACCATCAGATGCTGGAGTAATGATATTTTGTTGCTGTTGTGGGAGAACAACCATTACATCTTGACCTCTTCTCTCTGGCGTGAGAGAGAATGGCACCATATTAGATTGTTGTGTTGGTGCTGCCATTTGTGCTGGAGTTTCTGGTTTTGTTGAGATAGAAGAACCACTAAATTCAAAGTGTCCTCCGTGAGTGCCAGAATAATCATTCGCTTTCCATCCATACTTGGATCCAAACTTTCTTATCCAAGACCCAGAAGTTCCGTGTATGTCAAGAGCAAGACCTTTTAAATGTTTAGACCTGGTTGCACCATTTACCATCTCGTTTTTAGCAGGACTTCTTTGACTGCTGGCAACATCAGACCCCTTTACTCTTCCTCCAGAGTCTTTCATCATCGCAGCAAAAGCTTCAGCAGCAGATCGAGAGAGAACTATTGGTCTTCCATAAACATCTTTCGCTCCCGCTGGATTAAATCCACCCCCAGTTTCCCAAGTTCCCTTAGTATATTGTGCAGATCCGGAGCTAACAACTGTAGGTTGAGATCCTGATCTTGTTGGTTGCTGATTAAGTTGAGCAGGTCCACCTCTTCTTTGCTTATCTAAAGATTCACCAGCAGCTTCTGGTGAAATACTTGCTCTATTTCTCCCAACTCCAGCATATCGTGATTGACCACGAACTCTTCCCGCTTCAGGATACTCTAATCCAACTGAAGCAAACTCTCTAGCTAACTGTTGAATAGCTATCCTTCTATTGTTTGACTTTCCATTAATATAAGCACCAATTTCTGGTCTTTTAACATCTATCAAATAATCAAATAGTCTATTTTGGGTTGCAGAATTAAACTTTGCATTTAATGGAATTTTAGTATATCTAACTGCTCCTGCTAAAGTAACTGGAATAAATTGATATTTACCAACAGCAAAAACTCTACCTTCTCTTTGAGCTTGCATTATTTCACCAACCGTCATATCAGTTAAATTTCTACCAAAAATAGATTTTGCTCCTCCAGGAGTGTCTCCTGCATTTCCTCTGTTAACCGAATTAAGACCTCCTTCACCTTTTACAACTAATGCTGCAAGTTCTGGATATTTTGTTCCACCTCCAACATTTGTTCCACCAGTATAAGGAGGTGGTTCAGCATAAGCACCTTCATCAGTTTGCTGGGTTCCAACTCCAGGAATCTGTTCTCCACTATACTTTCCTTCTGTCAGTGGTGTTGTAAGTAAAGAAAATGCCTCTCCAATCTGCCCTGTAAGATTTCCCATAGTAAAATTCAAATCACTCATCGCAGTCTTGACGCGATTTGAAGTATCAAAAAAATCAAACTGGAGAAGATTTTGTCCAAGTGCTCCTAAAATATTTCCAACATTTACAAATAGTTTTACGGTATTGTTGAAAAATCCTGATATAATTTCTCCCGCTTTCTGGATTCTCGCAATAAATTCTTTACCCATCGCAATCCAGGTTGGAAGATTATTCATTATCCAACCAGCACTCAAATATCCAATAAATCCTAAGATTCTATCAAAAAATCCTCCTACGCCTGTTGTTTGAGTTAATTGTTGAGGACCACCAGGGCGAACAACAACACTCGGTGCTTTCAATTCATCTTCAAGTGTTTGCCTTCTTTCATTTTCTTCTCTTCTTTTTCGAAAAAGATTTGTTTGAGCAAATACATCTCTTTTAACTTTAGTTCTTTTTAAAAGAACCTGACCAATATTTTTTACAGAACTTCTTGCTTCAGTAACTTTCTTTTTGGAATCATTTACTGAAGTTGTAACTTTTTTTAGATTTAACGGAGATGCTACTACCATATTACATCACCACATTGTAATTCATTTGTGAATAAAGTACATAAAAGTTGTCAGTGTTCGATGATGGTATGAAAGGAACATCAGTCAAAGGTTCTTGTTGTGTTGCGACTGTTTGAGTCCTGTCTCTTCCTCCACCTGCCATAATAATATTTGGTTTTGCTTCAGGTAAAGTTCCAACTGGAGTTGTTGGTTTAGGTGGTGATTTTATTTCAGCAGAAGGTTTTTTCTCTTCAAGTAATCCTTCAATATTCATTGTTCCGTAAGAAGGTGCTGTTTCTAACGACAATGGTTGTGCTGGACCCTGTAACATATTTGTCGTATCAACACCAAATGTAATCTCAGATGCTGCTGGCATCGCAGTCATTTGTGGTTGAGCAGTAGGTGGTGGTGGCGTTGCTGCTGGTGGTTGTTGTTGAGTTTGCGATACATTTGCCGATGCTGGTTTAAGAGGTGTTGCTTGCTGTTGCTGTTGTTTATTTTTTCCTAAAAATGTTCCTTCAAAAGCACCATACTCTCTAGCAATATCTAGACCAATAGCTGGAAGACCAATTATAGGAACTGCCGACGCATAAGATAATAATCCACCCGTAATATCGCCTCGTGCAATTCGATAAGTTCCAACGCCAAGTGCCAATGGAGTAAAAAGTCTTGAAGCAACATTTCCAGCACCCCTTAAGACTCCTTGAGCACCTTTTCCAATATTTCTAACTCCACCTAAAAATCTACTCATCATACCACCTCTACCAAGAACTCCACCACCACTAGTAGTGATGGGCACTCTACCTAGAGGTTTTGCTAATTTACCACCAAATCCAAGCAGTTTACCAATTGCTGCTCCTGCTAATTTAAATGGTGCTAAAGCAATTCTAGCAACAAGACCTGTGAGTTTAAGAGTTAATCCAGTAATCGTTCTCATTAAGAGACCGAATCCAATATTAACCGCAGCAAATCCTCCTATCGCAAATAAAACATTTTTAATAACGGTGTTTTTAATCTCTTCAAGTTTTTTAGTATCACCTTCAGCAAATGCTTTTAAAGTTTCAATACCCTGATTCGTAAGCCAACCAAAGAAGAGTGTCGTCAAGGCACCCATAATACGGTCAAACAAACCTGTAACGGTTTGCTGAAGTTTAAGAATTGGTCTTGCCAGAGCTGCTTGAATACCTCTCTCAAGAGCACTTTCTTTTCCAAGACGAACTTTACGCTCTGCTAATCTTCTTTCTGATTCTTGTTCTTGCTTGAGTTGATTCTGTTCGAGGACACTTTCTTGTTGTAAGAGTTTAGCAGTATTCTGAACTCCTTGATTTAATTCAGTAACTTGAACACGAATAACATCTAAACTCTGTTGAAGACCACCAACAGTTTGCTGTGTAGTTTGAATTCTTAAGTCTTGTGCTCTATCTACTAAACTGACCTGAGGGCGAACAACAATTGCTGCTCCTGTAGTTGTTCCCCCTCCAGCGCCACCTCCACCACCTCCTGCTCCTCCGCCGCCGCCAACAACACGAGAACCAAAAACAGATCTTGGAAGAGTTGTAATTCGACCTAAAGAAAACTTTTGAAGAGTAATTCTTTCCGTGCTGGTATAATATCCACCACCTGGTTTTTCACCCGTTTGTGCTCTTAAACCAGCTTCTGCCTTATCCATTCGATTGATTCTTCAGGGTTTCCTCTTCGATATACTGTTGGAGAAGAGTAATGTAAACCTCCCTTTCCCAAGGAATCATATTTTCCAACTCTGTTAATGAATATTTATGGTGCTGAATCAAGGCAAAGTTTGTCTTATAGTATGATGCAAGATCTTCATGCATCATTCCTAGGCGAAAAAACTTGTCAAACCCTCCAGCACGACTTCGCTTTCTACTTCTGTGTTAGGATTCTTAACTTTAATTGTATGAGAAAGTTTAGGCATTGTTTCAAAAAACTTTTCAATGTCTTTAAATTGTTGTGAAGTTAATTGCTCAATAAACTCTTTCAATTCCTTTTTAGTTGAGTCTGATGCTGCCCAAGATTCTTCTTCACTATAAATCTGTTCAATACACGCAGTAATCATATCAAAAGTTTCGTCAACAGAAATCTCAGACCCAGCAATAAAATTACTCTTTACAAACTCTTGCATCGATGGATATCTCATTCTGAGAGTTAAATTATCATCAAGTTTAATATCTCTCGAATGATCTTCACGGAAATCAACTTGAATATCATCTAAATTGATACTGACCGGAACTTGCGTCACACCATCATCCGGGCAAGTAATCAAAACATCAACTGTTTCCCCAACAGATTTTCCACGAATGTTAAGAAACAAATACTCAATATCAAAAGTTGCGAGTTGTTCAATTTTAATTCCACGAGTGACGACACAATTACTAATTACAGTTTTAACTGCTTCTGCAATTTGCTTTGGGTCTTCACTCTCCATCGCAATAATTAAAACTTTTTCTTCCTTCACAAGAAATGGGCGATATTTTACACTCTTTTTCAAAGAAGGAATCTCCAACTCATAAGTTGGTGTAGAGATCTTAGGTAAAGGCATAATGACCTATAATAACTTCATTAAAGTTATTTAGAAGAGAGTTTCAGGGTTTGCTTGCGTAGAAAGAGGATTTGAAGATAAAGAATCTGCTGCTGATTGAAGTGATTGATTATTACTAACTCCAAAGGTAAAAGTTTCTCTTGATGCTCTAAAAACATCCTCAGCAGATTGTGGAGCAGGTGGAATATTTTGTGGTTGAAGAGGATTCAGATTATTATTATTTCCAACCACAAATTGATTAAAGCTATTTGTTGCTCCGGCAATATAACGATCGTATTGGAAAGAAGCAGAAACTTTTAGAGTGTCTGTTGACATATAAGAAACCGGAATCGAACTGATGTTTAAAGGAAACAATCCTCTAAAGTTATAAAAAATTTCTCTTCTATAATCTCTATCAAACTTTACGATTCTGACTTGATTTGCTTTATAGTATTGAGGATACTGCATTCTCACAAAGTAATTACTGACATTTTGATTAATCGGTGCGTTTTCTCCAAGAAGACCTTGATTATTATAAGATCCACTGGCAATAAACTCCATCCAGCACTCTAAAAAATTAAGCATCTGGTAATCACTGTCAACATAAAAATCTAAAGTAATTTCAGAGTAGATTCTTGAGCTAGCAAACTTTTCCTGAATTCCCATATAGTTTCCATCAACCGTAAAAGATCCCAATGTGGTTGTTGGAAGAGAAGCAGAATAACAAAGAAGACCAGCACCTTCAGCAATGAATCGTGAATTGATACCTTTTCTTGAAAGGTAAAACATCAATTGTGGAGGAAGTGTACCAAACTGAACTTCATAATGAGAAGTTTGTGCAAGATTGGTTAATAGTGGTTTAATGTCTGCTATTCTGCGTGGTATTGCCACTCTAAATACCTGATACGAGCGTTATATTATTAAGTATTTAGATGTCATATAAAGGAAAATATAAACCGTCTTATCCAGAAAAATACAACGGAGACCCAACAAACATCATTTATCGGTCACTATGGGAAAGAAAGTTTTGCGTCTATTGTGATACAAATGAAAAAATAATTGAATGGTCGTCAGAAGAAAAATGTATTCCATATAGGTCTCCATTAGACGGAAAGATTCATAGATATTTTCCCGATTTTCTTATCAAAGTCAAAGAGTCTGATGGTAGTATCAAAAAATATATGATTGAGATTAAACCATCAAAACAAACAGTTCCTCCACCAAAACCAAAGAGACAAACAAAACAATATATTGCAGAAGTTTATGAATATGCAAAGAATCAATCAAAGTGGGAAGCAGCACGAGAGTGGTGTGCTGATAGAGGTTATGAATTCAAGGTGATTACCGAACACGAATTGGGAATTAAGTAATGCCAAGAAAAACTCTTCAACAAAGAAAAAGAAATCGTATTGCTCCTCTTGTCAAGAATTTACTTGGCACAGAAAGTGCCGATGACTTAATGATTGAATTGATGAGTATTCTACCAGAAACTGTTGGACCACCAAAAGCAGGTAAGTTTTATATCTTTGTTTATAATGCTAAAACTCCAAATTTGAGATATGACCAAAACCCTTTAGTTGCAGTAACTGAGGTTTTTAGTTGGGGATTCAAAGGTATTAATTATCATTGGGGAGAAATGCGTCAATATACTTGGGATGAAGTTGCTGGTGCGGTTTATGAAGTTTATAGCGAAGAAATAGACGACCTGAGAAGATTGCCATTCAGCAACATTCTAACTAAATAATTCAAAAAATAAATGTCCAAACCAACGGTATTCAGATATCCACTGGGTCTTATAGACCAGAATACTGACTATGTGAAGATTGATGCTTACGAGTATGAACCTCCTGGAGTTGGGCAGTTAGGTCCTACTAATTTTTCAATACCAACTTCAGATAATAATTATCAATCCTTAAGTCAAAAAACAGTAAGAGGCACTCTTTTATTACCAATGCCCCAATCTTTACCAGTTAATTCTCAATCTGCTAGTTGGGGTCAAGGGCAATTGAGTGGTCTAACTGCTGCTGGTATAGGTGTCGGTAAAGAAGCAATAAAAGGTGGATTTGAAGGTCTGACAAAAGGAGTTGCATCTTTTATTACAAAAGCAACTACGGCTGCACAAACTGGATTAGGACAAAAAACTATTCAAAACTTTTTTGCAGTGAAAGCATATCAACAACTATTAGGACAAGGTGATAATTTATTTGGACAACTCTTGTCAAGAGAAAGTGGAGCAGTCATTAATGAAAATATTGAACTACTCTTTAGCGGTGTAAATCTAAGAGGAGCATTTGATTTGATATTTGATTTAGCACCCAGAGATGCTGCTGAAGCACAAGTAATTAGAAAAATGGTATATTTTCTTAAGTCTGAAATGTCTCCAAAAAAAGGAACTAAATCTGGTGCTGCAGGAGGATTATTTTTAACAGCACCAAGCGTTTTCAAAATACAGTATATGAGTGGTGGAAAACCTCATCCATACCTGAATAGATTTAAAATTTGCGCCCTTCAAAATTTATCACTTAATTTCACATCATCCAATACTTATACAACTTATTCTGATGGGACTCCAGTTCATATGAATCTTTCTCTCAACTTCCAAGAACTGACTCCAATTTACAATGAGGACTACAACAGTACAGAAGGAAAAACCGGAGTTGGATACTAATGACTTATTTCAGAGAGTTACCCAATTTAGAATACCAATCATTTTTACCAGATTCAAAGTCTTCTCATCAATATTTGACCGTAAAGAATCTGTTTCGTAGAGTTAAACTTCGTGATGACTTACAAAATGTCTTCACTATTTTTGATAAGTATCAAATTCCAGATGGGTCAAGACCAGAATTAGTCGCACAAGAACTTTATGGTAGTGTTCAATATGATTGGGTTGTAATTGTATCCGCAGGAATCACAAGACTTAGGGACGAATGGCCACTTTCTGACAAGCAAGTTTATGATTATGCTGAATCAATTTATGGAAATGATTTGAATGCCGTCCATCATTATGAAACAACAGAAGTTAAAGATCCAGAAGACCGTTTGATTCTTCCTTCTGGTCAAGTTGTCGATGAAGACTTTAAAGTTTATTATACTTATGGTGGGAATCTTTATACGAATGATGCAACTGCTCTTGGAGCAAATGTCATTCGTATTTCAGATCCAGTTGTAGGTATTAGTAATTATGAATATGAAGTGAGAAAGAATAATGATAAGAGAGGAATTTATGTCCTCAAACCAAGATACTTACAGCAAGTTCTCAATGATACAAGAAAAGCGATGATTTATGATAGATCATCGCAGTATGTAAATGATAAGTTGATTAAAACAGAAAATACGAAAGTTACAATTCCATTTTAAAGGAGGAGATTTCTCTCCTCCGGTCTTATATCAGTCTTCAGCAAGTTTTGCGAAGTATGAAAGTGCGTCATCATCTTCATCTTCCTCAACAGGTGTTGCAGAACGGCGAGTCGGTTGAAGATTATTCAGTTCGCTACGGAAATCATCATCCAATTCACGAACTGAACCACGAGTATCATCTTCATCATCAACTTCTTCATCAAGATGAGTCGAAGTCTTAGCACCAAGAACAGAGTCAAGACGCTTCTTCAGTTCGTCATAGGTCTTGAACTGGTCGGGAGCAACAAATTCAGTAAGAGAATACTGCTTCTTCCAGATTGCTTCCATTGCGTCATCATCGTCCAGAAGAGCACCAACAGCAGCAAACTCACTGGAATCATAGTTACGATAACCAGCAACACTCTTTGCCTTCAGTTTGAAGTTTGCACCCTGCCAGAAGTCAAATGCGTTGATGGGAGTTTCGTCCTCATATTCAGGTTGCATTGCTTCCATAATCTTGTCAAAGATTTTCTTACCATACTTGAAGAGGAAGACCTTACCTTCGTTTTCAGGATTTGCAGGGTCTTTGACGACATAAATGTTACTCACATAAGTCAGTTTGCGTTTCTGCTTACGGGCAACTTCTTTACCAGAATCAGTGCCATTGTTCCAGAGTCCGGAGTTGTATTCACACACGGGGCACTTCTGATTAATAGTAGTAAGGCACTGGTCAATCAACCAACCACCAGGTCCTTGAAATGCGTGACTATAAACCTTCACAAATGGCAGGTCTTCCCCATCAGGAGCAGGAAGAAAGCGAATGACTGCAAAACCATTATTTCCTTTATCAACACTCAACTTCCAAAAGCGATCGTCACTAGAACTTTCGGAGTTATTCATTTTTTCAACTTGCTTCACCAGTTTTTCAGTGAGCGAACCAAGTTTGGATTGTTTCTTGAGATTTGCGAACGACATAAGATTTTTTAGATACGTTGGATAAATTGGATTCCTTGGATATTATACCAGAGATGCTCTCAACCGTCAATGAACTGTTTGAGAGATTCAATGGTTTTGGTCATACTGTTAAACAATATGCTCATATCAGTCTCTGGTGGAAATCCCATCAGAGCAACTGATTTACGAAGATTATCTTTCATAATAACCGCTTCTGGGTCATCAGAAAGAGACAAGCGTGTATACATTACTCGTTGTTTTTCAAGTAATATTTCAAGTTTTTCAATATGTTCCAGTTTGTCTTCACGGGACATCATACCAAAAGATAGAATACTTCCGTAAATACTCTCTTGTAACTGATTTATTTCTTTCAGTTCGTCTTGAATAATTTCAGAATCAAAGAAGTTACTCATCTATAATGTCCCGTAAAATGCGTTTAAACTGGAATATGTCAGTATTTAGAAAGGGAGCATACTTTGAAATTTTTAGACTGACGGTTTCCCACACAGGGTCTAGAAGTTTCTTATCGAACCTTTTACTGAACTGAAATATTCTATCATAGATTACCAGAGTTTCCAAACAGATTTTACCGCTTAAAAAACCTTTTAGAATTGGTGGATGTCCTTTGGAGCAGTTCAAGGCATCCTCTAATTTTGTCTCCGAGAACAATTCGTTGCTTTGTTCCTTGAACAAGTAAGTTAAACTCTGCTGTCGTCGCATCCACTCTGCGTATGTCTCTTCTCCTTCGTTTATTAAAGAACCAATCCATAAATTACCAGGTGTGTCTGTTGCTACAAAGTTTGATACAAGAAAATCTACAACTTCTTTGTCAGAATACTTTCTAGATGTTTTCTCAAAGAAGTATTTGTCTTTACGCTTATTAAAAGAAGTCAGTGTTGCTCTGACTTTCTTGTTGTATTTAAAGTAATCGTATTTTGGATTGGTAAAATGTGATTTTAACGAAAGATAATTTTGATAGACTTCAAATGGGCTCATAGGGGAAGTTTTGCCCGTGAGGTGCGTTTCATAAAGTTCAGATTAATCGCATCATATTTGAGTTTTTCTTTCAGTGGTTTAGAAATCAATTTGGTCACTGACTCCACTTCAAGATTATTAATCTCACAATAATGACAGATTGCGTCAATATAATTAAAGTTCTCTTCAATCACAATTTTCTCTATCTCTAGAGCAAACTTTGAAGGAGTCAGAAACTTATTTTCTATAACTTGTTCTAGTTCTTTATTAGGTTCCATATTCCGCGAGTTTGTCTCTAACAAATGTTCTAATATATTCGGTAAGTAGTTTAATGTACTTTGATTTGTTTCTTTCTTCATAGACGACGCATTCTCCATTTTCACA